AACAAATTCTTCGTAGATTAAAAGAAGATGTGTTAGATCTTCCTGATAAAATTATTTCACCTGTTTATCTTCGTTTGAAATCAAAAGAATATGAAGAACTAATGGGGGAATATTATGATTGGTTTGACAATAAAAAAGATGAATCATCTTCTCTTACCGTTCAGTTTTCAAAACTAATGAAGGTGAGAAAAGTTATCGCAAATGAGAAAACAAAACAAACCATTGAGTTTGCGGAGAACATTATTGAACAAGGTAAGAAAGTTATAATCTTCACAAACTTTACTGATACATTACAGACAATTTATCAACACTTTGGTAAACAAGCGGTTTATTTAGATGGTAGTTGTTCTAAACCTCATCGTCAAAACGCAGTTGATGAGTTTCAGGAAAACGATAAGATCAAAGTTTTTGTGGGTAACCTTAAAGCCGCAGGTGTGGGTTTAACATTAACTGCCGCTGAAGTTGTTATTATGAATGACCTATCATTTGTACCGGCAGAACACGCACAAGCCGAAGATAGAGCTTATCGTTATGGTCAAAAATCAAATGTTCTCGTTTATTACCCATTGTACGAAAATACAATTGAAGGTGCGGTATATGACATCCTTAATCGTAAAAAAGAAATCATCAGAACCGTAATGGGTGATGAACAACCTGAAAATGTTGGTGACGTAGTTGAGGAAATCCTTAGTTTAATTAACAAGAGAAGGTAAATCTTTTTGTTATTGATAATATTTATCAATAATGAAAGTAAGTATCAAACGTACAAAATCAGGACTTGATCCTAAATATAACGAATTAATTCACTCCTTTATTAAATTCTTACAAAAGAACTATCAATTAGAGGATGATATTACCGTTGAGTTTTTAGGTGAGAAAACCGATGGTATGTCTACAGGTAGTCATCACCCCCAAAACGGTATTAAAGTCTTAACTGATGGTAGATTGAATCGTGATATAATGAGAACATTAGCTCACGAATGGGTTCATGCTTATCAAAGAAATGTTCTTAAAAGAGAGAAAGGTCCAAATATTGGAGGTCAAAACGAAGATGAAGCTAACGCTTATGCTGGTCGTTTAATTAAAATGTTTGAGGATGAAAATCCTCAATTTAGTGAATTTGTCTTTGAAGGTTTTAAAGGGATTAAAAATAAAATTAATTTAATTAATGAACAAATTTTAATATCCGAAAAACAAAATATCAAAAAAGATTTTTTAATGGAGATGAAAAAGATTGGTATTGAAAAATTACCATATTCATATTCATCAATGAAACAATTTGTGGATCCTGAAACTATGGACATCCACTATAACAAACATTATAAAGGTTATGTAAAAAAATTAAACGACGCACTCTCAAATAAGAAAGGTGATGTTGAATTGGAGGACATAATTAAAAACATTAGTAAATACGATACTAAAGTAAGGAATAATGCTGGTGGTGCCTTTAATCACGCATTGTTTTGGAAAATGTTAAGTCCGTCAAAACAAAAACCAAGTGGTGAGGTTTATGAGAAAATTAAAAAACAATATGGTAATATCAAAAAATTAAAGGACGAATTTAATCAGACGGCTAAAGATCAATTTGGTTCAGGTTGGGCATGGTTAATTTTAACTAAAAATAATAGATTAAAAATTATATCCACACCTAATCAGGATAACCCACTAATGAATGTTATTAAAGATGGTGGATACCCACTATTAGGTCTTGATGTATGGGAACACGCATATTACTTAAAATATCGTAATAAACGTGACGAATACATTAATAACTTTTGGAATCACGTTAATTGGGAATTTGTCAACGAACTATATTTGTTAAGAACAAAACAATAAGATATTTATAAATAAAAATCATATGTCAATAATAAGCGAACCAGAAAGAAGTGACCTATATAAAAAAGTGAAACACGTTTTAGGTGCACCACTTAGAAGTATAGAATTGGAAGAGGAACAAATGGACACTCTTCTTGAATTTTCTATTGACGAATATTCACAATATATACAGGATTGGTTAACTGAATCTCAGTGGACTAATTTATATAATTTAAACATGGACACTCAATCGTTATCAAAAGCGTTCACAACAAGAAGTTTAGATTACGAAACACGATACACTTACGCTTACTCTAAGATTGTAGGTTTACAAGCGGGTGGGGACTCTGTATTGAAAAAAGATTTTATTCAATTAGTACCTAACCAACAAATATACGAAATACCTGAAAACAGAGAACTTAATGAGTTGTTATGGTTTACACCACCAACAATGAATAATCTAATGTTTGGTTCAGGATTTGGTTTTGGTGAATTCGGTGGTGGTATTGGAGGAGCTGGTGGTTTCGCTCAAATGGGTAATATGGCAGGAAGTTATTTTATGATGCCGGCATTTGATATGTTATTAAGATTACAAGAGATTAATATACAAAAAAGAATCATCGCAGGTGATTTAACTTATAGAGTTACCGCATTACCTGGAGGTAAAAAGGCGGTTCACTTAATGAATACACCGGGAGGTAAATTTGACTTTGGTAATTCTACGTTAATGAAAGGTAGAGTTTGGTATTGGTATTATGATGTAGGTCCTGAAGATAGAGACGAATGTTTAAAAAACAATCCTGATATTATTAAATTACCATCTGATGTTCCTTACGATAAAATTAGTTGGACTGATCTAAACAACCCATCACAGATTTGGGTTAGAAGATGGTTTATTGCATACTGTAAAGAAACATTGGCAAGAGTTAGAGGTAAGTTTAGTGGTAATCTTAAAACACCTGATGGTGATTTAACTATGGATTACGCTGCATTAGCGACCGAAGCTAAAGATGAAAAAACAAAATTGATTGATGAATTGATTGGCGCTGAAGGTAGATTAACAAGATTAAAACCTGAAAAGGTAATGGAACGAGAAGCGTTAATCGCAGAAAACTTAAACAAATCACTTAAGTTTAGAGCCATGCCAAGACAAATATACGTTATTTAATATGCCAATAATTAAACAAATACCAATAAGAAAAACTATAATGAAAAAGAATATCGTTATTGAAGACAGAAATGAATACGACAATTTAATTTTGTTAGAAGACAACTACACCACTAATGGTGAGGATTTGATTATTGTTAAAACAATTGGTGGATCAGAAATAATTTTGAATTCTGAAACCACCAATCGTATTGTTATAAAATCATTAGTTAGTGTTTTAGTAAAACCTAACACAGGTAGAATTGATGAGGAGTGGGATGAACTATTATTGGAAAAAGGAGCTTGTGTTCAATTCCAATTTGTTCAGGGTAACTGGTATATCCTATCTTCAGACGGGTTGAAGATGTCATAAACCCTCATCATACGAACTCTTCCCAACCTTCTTCCGCTAATTCATACATATAGTTTGGATCAATACCAACTGATTCCCAAAACTCAACTTCACCTTGTTCCATCTTGATTAAGTTCTCGTAAACATCATCTTGGTCTTCAGGACTAAATGGTTTACCATTAATCAATTTACATTGGTCAGTTGTGTAAAAACTTCTATCTTCAGGATTTTTAATTAATAACGTATCTCTAACCTCATCATCAAAAACAATCAATAGTGGTTCAACTCGTTTATTGAAAGTTGCAATTGCTCTTTGGATATTATATTCACCTAACATTTCAGGATTGTTTTCTAAATCTGAAGGATCAATACGATAGCAGTTCAATTCAATATGTGAACCAAGAACCGGCATTTTACCATGTTTCTCAAAATATGCATCCTTATCTTTTTTACTCATCTTCTCGTTAACTTTTTGAACATCTCCGTTAGATGCCTTTGTTCCGTTGTTAACATACAGAATCATATCACCAAGATTTGCTTGAACCCCATCTCTTATAAGAAGTTCCATATGTGCCATTCGTGAGTTAAGGTTACCTGCCTTAGTTGTTTGTTTACTACGTTTAATGTAATCCTCAATAGATAATTTAACTTTTGATTTAGAAGCAATCTCAGCTAATGGAACTCTTTGGTCAAATATCTTTTGTAAGTATTCGTAGTACCACTCAATAAATTCTTTACCCTCACCTCTAAGTAATTGTTTAACTCCTTTATCCAAAAACTTCTCAATGTATTTTGGCATTTTTTTAGATTTAATACTATTACCTGTTAGTTTAACTTTACCATTGTGTTCCATTGTTGCGTAGTTTTTACGTGCCAAGTTAATACAAGAATCCCACGTTCCATCACAATCAAGTCCCATCTCACCTTTCATAAAGATATCATTAAACTCGGCAACATCGGCATCATATCCACGATATTCTTTACCTTCCTTAACCAACCAATTTTTTCCTTTACCGATATAAACTCTATCGTCAACACCACCCTCAGGTAATGAGAAGTTCATACCATCGGTATCACATACCAAAGGACTATATCCTCTTTTACTAAAGAAGTTTAACATTTGTCTTAAGTATTGTCTACCCGTACAAGTGATCTGTTCCCCCATATCAATATCACCCCACGGGAATACCTGTGGTGCCGATAATGAACCAAAGAATGCGTTGATGAAGATCTTAATCGGTAATTGTTTACGGTCAAATGATGTGGATTTCTTTTTATCAATATCCTTGTATTCTGCCGCTAAATTCTTGTACATGATACGAGAGTTACGGAAGTAAGTTAACAACCCCTTCATCGCTCCCGTTATATCACACTCAGGGAACACGTCGTGAACTAACTGAATGGATGGGTATAGTGAAGAGTAGTCAAGCTTAAGTACGTCCTTAGAGTACCCTACTTTAAGTAATCGTGATAGACCACCAACAAAACTTCTTCTTTCTTCTTTCTTGGGGATTGCTAAACCATATTTATATGACCAAGCCAACATTACCATTTTCCATAATGTTGCGGTACCCATTGTTGATGCTCTCTCATATGTTGTTGGAACCAATGATGCTAAAAGAAACGTTGCTTGGTTGAACTCGTCATCCACAATCAACGTTTCCTCAAGGTCATCATCAAGATAACGCTCAACTATGTCGTCCCCCGTTGTTTTAAGATACACATCACCACGCCTTACACATATTTCATCCACCTTTGGGTCAATGCCGACTTTTTTGTATTTACCATTTTCAGTGTTTAACCAATACTCATCTTTGTGAGCATACATCGGACCAATACTTGTATGGTCAATATATATACGATCAGGAGCTTCGGCATCAATATACTTTGTGATATACTTCAAACCCGCCTCTTTAATGTTAGAATTAATCGCTTGAGATCTACGAACAGAGTGGATAATATCAATTACATTATACCCCCACATTTGAACTTGGTTATACCTTTCAACTTCATTTGCTAATTTTAACATTGACTCTCTTTGTGAGATTGTCTTCTTTCCGTTCATTGAAATTGCAA